GGGCCACGATCGCGCTCGTTTCGTGCCTCTCACCAAAGAGGCGGTCGCGAACATCGAATATGACATTATCGTTGACGACGCGCCTTCTTCGCCGAACGAGAAGGAAAGGAATTGGGCGACCATCATGCAGATGTTGCCCATCTTGAAGGACATGGTTGGCCCGTCTCAGGCGATGGTGTTGGCAAAATATGCGCCTCTCCCAGCCTCGTTCGTGGAGGAGCTGAAACAGTCCATGGGCAACGGGCAGCCTGATCCACAGGCGCAGGCTCAACAGCAGCTTGAGCAGCAGAAGATGGCTATGGAAAGCCAGAAATTGCAGCTTGAGATGGCCAAGATCGCGGCGGAGGAAAAGAAAACCGCCGCTGAAATCCAGAAAATCCAGATCGAGGCGCAAATCTCGATGATGGAACAGGAAACCGAACGGATGCGGATCGCGGCAGAGGAGCGCAATGCAGCGCTCGCGGCCATGAAGCCGCAGCCGGCTTCCCTGCCGAATTGAGTTCACGAATGCCGGTATGTTTCCGGCCTCGCCCGCTACGGCGCACGTAGCCTCACCCGCGACGGTGTAAAACGCAAGGCAGACCATGACAGACGAGAATGAGACTGGCGACGAACTGTCGCCGGAAGCAACAGCCTATTTTGAGAGCCGGGGCGAAACACAGCCAAAGGCCGAGCCGGAGGTTGTCGAGCAGCAGGCGGAACCCGCTCCGAAAGCAGAGGCCGGGGAGTCCGAGAAGGAAAAGGCTGATCCGCAGGTTCCGCTCCGGGCACTGACGAAGGAGCGCGAAGACCACAAGCGGCTTCGCGGCGAATTTGAAGAAAACCGCCGGCGCACCGCACTGCTGGAAGACCGGCTGAACCAGATGCTGAGTTTCCAGCCGCAGCCCGAAAAGCAGGAACCGCCTGACCCCGAGAAGGACATTTTCGCAGCCGTTCGCTACCAGAACGAACAGTTGCGGGCCATCAATGCGGCAGAACAGCAGCGCGCCGCGCAGGTTGCGCAGCAGAGCCATGAAGCGCAGGTCGAGCAAGCCATCTGGCAGCATTGGACATCGGAGGCGGAAGCGTTCTCGCAGGAGGTGGCTGACTTCGGTGATGCCGCGAAGTTTCTGGCCGAACTGAGGGACAGCCAGTTGTCGGCCTTCGCCTCGCTGGACCGGAATTTCGCCACCAAGCAGAGCCGTGATCGGCAGATCAACGCAGAACTGAAACAGGTGATCATCTCCGCTCACCAGGCATCGATGTCTCCGGCAAAAGCCGTCTACGACCTCGCAAAGGCCTATGGCTACAAGGGGCCGGCTCCTAAGACTGATGATCCTGCCAAGGCGGTCGCGAAGCTCGCCAATGCAGTCGAGAAGGAAATCACGCTTTCGGGCAGCGACGGCAACGCAACCAGGACGGTGAAGACCGCCGAGGATGTTGCGTCGATGTCTGGTCCCGAATTCGAAGCCTGGCTTCAGAAGGCCGGCGAGAAAGGTTTCAAGCGGCTCATGCAGCAAGCTTGATAGGTCACCGCTGAGGGCCGGTTAAGTCCTCCCTCGCCTTACAGAGCGCATCTGTAGAACGGTCGTCTCCCCGCAGTTGAGACCTCGCCCGCTCGCAGCGTCAAGCGAAGCACCTCCCCAACATCATCAAAGGACAGGCCACGATGGCTACTCACACCATTGGCGTCAATGACGCCCTGGCGGTGAAGCTTTGGTCCGCCCGCATGGATGTCGAGGCGCTGAAAGAGACAGTCGCTTACGAATACATGGGCGAAGGCAAAGGCTCACTCTGCCAGATCATGACTGAAACCCAGAAGGGCGCGGGCGACCGCATTCGCTGGGGCATCCGCATGCTCGCCACTGGCGAAGGCACGACGGAGAACGAAACGCAGGAAGGCAACGAAGAAGGCCTTACCCGCTATTACGATGAACTCCTCATCAACGAGATCGGCCATGCCCATCGCGTTCGCAATGAGGGGACCATCGACCGGCAGCGCGTGCCGTATGACATGCGCGAGGAGTCCTACGATTCCCTGAAAGACTGGTTTGCAGACCGCATCGATACGTGGTTCTTCAACCAGCTTGCCGGCAACACCGCAGAAGCCCGCGCGAAGTATCTCGGCTTCAATGCCGCGATCCCTCCGTCTGCCACCCGCGTGTTTCGCGGTGGCGCAGTCGCCAACGACCAGTCGATGAATTCCTCGACGCAGGAATTCAAACTGTCGCTGATTGACAAGGCGGTCAACCGCGCCAAGACGACCGGCCCGATGCTGCGCCCGATCAAGGGGCTCGGCAAGGATATCGACTATGTGTGCTTCATCCACCCGGATCAGACGCTTTCCATGCGTGCTGACACGGCGACGGCGGGCAACTGGTTCGATCTCCAGGGTAAGCGCTTGCAGGGCGGCGAAAAGGACAACAACGGCCTCTATACGGGGATGTTGGGTGTCTACAATCGCACCCTGATTGTCGAGAACACGCGCGTTCCCAAGGGTGTCCATGGCACCAACGGGGCGCCTGTTGACAACACCCGCAGGGCGATCTTCTGCGGCGCGCAGGCGGCGTCCATCGCCTTCGGCAAGAAGGGCGGAAAAAACAAGTTCAACTGGGTCGAAGAACTGTTCGATTACGACCGCGAGCTTGGCGTCCGTTCCAACACCATCGCCGGCCTCAAGAAGACCGTCTACAACAGTGTCGATTACGGCACGATTGTTCTCGGCTCTTATGCGGCTCCGGCAGCGTAAGGAGAACCGGATATGGCAACCGGAACCGTCGCGACCGTGGCGCGCAAATACCACGAGGACTTGGTGCACTACGTATCGGTGCCCATTGTCTATACGACGCTCGCATACCATGTCGGCGTCCTTCCGGCCGGGGCGCTGGTCGTCCCGAGCCTCAGCGGCGTCTACGTGACTACCGCCTTTGCCGGCGGCACTCCGCAGACGCTCGATATCGGCACCGCGTCCGACCCCGATGACTTCGCTACGGCCCTTGTCATTACGTCCAAGGGATACAAGGTCATCGATGAGTTCGCGACGGCGGACGATATGTATATGACCGCGGACACGACTGTCACTGCAACGCTCTCGGCGGGGGCAACCCCGTCTGCCGGAGCAGGCTACGTCGTGGTCGCCTACGTCATCGCCAATCGCGGCGCATAAGACTGGATGGGGCGGTCTCGGCCGCCCCACTCCTCTCCCTGAGGGTCAGCCATGCCAATAACTGTTACCACCGGCGGGCCGTCCTCGCCGCCATCCGGCTTTGGAGCCATGCAGTCGGCGATCGCCGACGACATTGATGACACGACGAACGAATATTACGACCCGACCAGCAAGGCTGTGATTGCAGCGATCCGCTATTGCGAGCGCGAGACCTACTATTTCAACGAAACCCGCGATGAGACATTCGCCACTGTCGACGGCCAGGAATGGTATGGTGTCGGCGACAATGCCGCGATTGCCACGGCCGTCAGAATCCACGAGCTCTATCTTGAGGACGGAAATATCCGTCGCGTCACACTGCGCCGCGCCTCTCCGGAGGAACTGGAAAGTCTGGCGGACAGCAGTGCCTCACGGGGAGAGCCGTATGCATGGACATGGTTTGGCCAGCGCATCCGGTTGTATCCCATCCCTGGTCCTACGGTCTTCACGATCCGCATGCAGCTTGGCCCCTATAGGCTGGCCCTGCCGATGGGCGAGGATGAGAACAGCGCGTGGTATGATGAGGCATTCGATCTCATCAAGGCGCGTGCAAAATACATCCTCGCCAAGGACACGTTGAAAGATGCAGCGCTCGCGACCGAGGCGCTGAACGACTATCACGACCAGCACGCAGCATTGAAACGCGAGACCAGTTCTCGTGTTGGGCGCGGCGTCATCCGGGCCACCTGTTTCTGATGCTGGTCCCGTTCGCAGAATGGCGTTGTATGGATTGCGAGGTTTGATAAATTGATCTTCCAAGGAGATCAAACATGCCGAACGCAATAGATGTCGCCGGGCAGCGATTTGGGAAACTGGTCGCCATTGAGGTGGTCGAAACCGGCAGGCGGCGTAAGTGGAGATGCAAGTGTGACTGCGGGCAATACGCTTCTTGCTCGACGGACAACTTGCGAAATGGGAATTCACGTTCGTGCAGGAGCTGCTGCATGGATGGGAACCAAAATCGGAAAGCTCACGGAGGCAGGCCTCAGGGAAAGAAAAGTCCAACCTACAATTCGTGGCAATCGATGAAGCGTCGATGCGACAATGAATTCAGGGATAACGCAAAACATTATGCCTTGGCAGGCGTGAAGTATGACCCGCGATGGGTGAAATTTGAGAACTTTCTGATGGACATGGGCGAGCGCCCGCCCGGATTCACTCTCGATCGAGTGGACAACGCTCTCGGCTACTCAAAAGAGAACTGCCGATGGGCAACCCCTACGCAACAGACGCGAAACAGGCGAACTGCTCTCCAATTCGAATGGGAGGGCGAGAGGAAGCCGATAGCGGAATGGGCGCGGCTCTATGGCCTATCATACGCGGCTGCGTTCAGCCGGATCAGGCGACACAATTCACTAAGGCTCCCGCATGGCGATGATTAGTTTTGCAGAGTGGAGGCCCGACGTGGCCGAACTGAATTCAGGCGTTGCAGGCGAAATTCCGGTCCAGCGAGGCGAAGGCCGACAACTGGCTGTCCCTCAGTTCGGCCAGAAACTTCGCGGCATCACCGAAGTCAGCCACCTCCTGCGAGAACGCTTCCG